TCTGCTCCCTTCGCTTCCGAGTGTCCCGTGTGGGGTCAGCGGCGGCGGGTATTAGGGAGCAGGCTCACAAAGGAGGTGTCTGCTCTGACGAAGGTGACATTACCGCCGATGCGGTATCAGTCAAAACCTTTTTTCAAAAAAAATAGCAGGGCCGAGAGTCGAACTCGGAATTCCAGATTATGAATCTGGTGAGATACCATTTCTCCACCCTGCAAATCTTCAGCCCTGCTTGAGCAGGGAAGTGACGAGCGTGGCGGCTTCGCGGTCGCCTTCCATGTATCGCTTGTGCCAAGTGTTGTCGGGATTCGACATGATGTCCTTGGCGCGGGCCGAGCCGGTCATAAACTCTGTGCCGCCCATGGAGCGCCCAACCTTGTCCTCGCTCATCATTTGCGCCATGCGAACAAATCCGCGCACGACCTCCGGATCGCTGAACCCATGCGAATTCGCATCCACGCCAGCAATCTTCGCGGCCTGCTTGGCGAGGCCGATGTTCTTTCCGAAATCATTCCCCCACTCCTTTTGCAGCGTCTGCACAGCCTCGGTGCGTTGCTTTTCAAAGGTGGCTTGGATCGCCTCCATCTTGAACATCTCCGTCTTGGCATGTTGGTTGACGAGTTCCTTCATCGCCGAGGGCGGGATGCCGTGCTTGTGCGCGATCTCGGCATAGGGCTTGGACATCTCGTCGCTCCATGTCATGCCCTCCGGGAGAGCGTCTGGAGCGAACTTGTATTCCTCCAGCGAGTCCGGCACGCCCATGGCGCGGCGGAAGGCGGCGAGTTCTTCGGGTGAGGATTTCTCGTTCGGGACGCCGAGCTTTTTTCCGATGAGGGCGTTGGCATTTCCTAACGCCTTGGCCATGTCGGAAACGCTCTTGTATTTGGAGAGCGTATCCTTGTAGGCGGCGGAATCTTCCGGGAGGTTGTTCGTCCATCCATCGGCGAATGTGCCGTCGGCGTTGACATATCCGGTCGAGGGTTGCGTGGCGGCTGGCGTCTCCGAAGCGGCTGGCGCTGCGGCGTGGTCTGCGGTGTCGGCTCCTTGGTCGAGCAAACTCTGCTCGGAGGAGGTGTCGATGGTGTCTTCCATAAATTAGGTATCAGTCAAAACGGCACGCTCACGGTTGCGGGTGGTAGCCGAGGTGGGTGCGGCGACCGGCGTAGCGGATCGCGAATTCCTGCGGGTGGTGGTCGCGCATCCACTCGACATAGGCGGGTGTCTTGTCGCCGAGCATCTGCTCCATCTCTGGAGCGGGAGGGATGTCTTTTTTAGGTTCGGGTTTCTTGCTCATTTCTTGACCTTGCGTTTGGGAGTCTCGATGTCGCCGTCCGCGATGACCACCCTGCGGAGCATGGTTTCAATGTGGATGAGGACGCCGCGCTGGCCATCGCGGAGGGCCGCGACAACGGGGTTGTAGTCGTAGCCGGGGAGGAATGCCTGCGACTCTGTGGAGAACTGGTGCTTGATGTCATCGATGACCATCTGGCCGTCCTTGTTGCCGAAGACACGATGATAGGCGTTGGTGACATTCTGGCGCTCGCGTTCGCGCCGGAGGGCTGCGGCTTTGTCTTCGGGAGCCATCATGCGGTCATGCCGGGGAGCATCTGCGCGAGGGCGGAATCTGCCTTCACGCTGCCAGCCTTGCCAAGGGCGCTTGCAGTCTGCTCCATTTGCTGCGCCTGCATTTGCTGCTGGGCGGCTTGGGCGCGGGCTGCGCGGGTCTGGGCGACCATGTCCTCATCCATGAGCCACCGGGCAGGCAATCCATCGTTGCGGGCCATGTCGCGGGTGATCTCGTCAAAGTCGAAATTGTCGAGCATCTCCGGCTTGATCTGCACATAAGGCAGGAGCATCTCGCTGGTGCGGATGAAGGCGGCGTTTTCGAGACTCTTGATCGCGAGGGCGATTCGGGAGTTGTAGGAAACATCCGGCTCCGGGATGACGCCGATCATTTGGAGTGCCTGCGGAGGTGGTGGGAACTTGCCAGCGCGGGCGAGGATCGCAAACACACGGCGCAGGAGCGGATTGAATAGCTCCGTGGTGAGTCGCGCAAAGGTCGGGGAAAACTGGATGAGCTTCTCGCTCGCTCGCTCGGCGACTTCGCGGGCGGTCATCTGCTTTTGAAGTTGCGCGAACATCTGGAAGAGGTCCACATGGAACGCCTCGTTGATCGCCTTGCGTTTGTGTTCGGCCCGCTCGACGCCGATGTCGTAGCGCCCGCCCGTTCCCCATTCCTTCGGGGTTGCACCAGGGTTGTTCGGATCGAAATAGGTCACACCACCGGCGCGGAGGTCGATGTCGCCATCAAATCCGGCAGGGATCAGAATGCGAGGGAACGCATGAATCTCGGCAAGCGAGTCGAGTTGCTTTTCAAGGAAGTTGAGTTGCTTGCACTCTGGCAATGCGGTCCACGATGGCGAGTAGCCATAGCACTCGGAGTTCTTCCACTTGAGGTAGCGGGTCACGAAGAAGGGTTGCTCATCGAACCCGGAGGACAGGAAGACATGCTTGCTTGCCTTGTCCACATAGATCGAGGCGTAAGGCTTGTTCTCGGCGTCCCGCTTGCCCATTTCGATCTCACCCGGTCCACGGGGAGCGATGAGATGGACGCAGGCGAACTTGCGGTTGGAGTTGGTCTTTTCCAATTCCTTCCGCATGCCGTCAGTGATGTTCTTGATGCCGAACTTGAGCGCGGCCTGCCGTGCCGTCATCTCATACTCGCGAGAGAGCGTATCGACATAGCCTTCGTCGTCTTCGCTGATCGCGAAGCTGCCCATGTCGAGCTTGGAAAAATTGAGCGAATTGACCTTGCCGCTTTCGACGAGGATCGCTGCCGTGCCGAACGCGCCACGGTCCAGATAGAGTTCGTGGATTTCGGTGTAGAAATTGGACCGGCTGAGTTCGGCCTGCATGACCTCGGTGCAGCGTTTGAACCACTGCTCGATCTCGTCCTCACTCTCCATCTCCTTCGGTGGCTCCAGCGAAAACCAGCGGCTTTCGAGCGGGGTCATCCAACTGAGTTGACCATTGGCCAGAACGAGATTCGCCCGGACCGCAGTGGCGTCGAAGAGTTGTGACTCATCGTCTGTGGTGGGCGATGTCGTCGCATTGAACATCGACGCCTTACGAGGCATCACATACTTCGCGATGTCCTCCCAGAGCGACTCCCATGTCGCCCGCTGGTGGACCATCTCCGCGTGGCGCTGGAGAACCTTATCAGCGAGTTCGGGATTCTTTCCAGTCATTTGGTATCAGTCAAAACAACGTCAACCGAGAGTCGAGTAGCCTGTCGTCATGGGCGCTTGTCCGGACTCCCCGGCGAGGATCGACTTGCGGAGTCCCTTGCGCTTGGCCACTTCTGAGGCCATGTCAGCTTGCGGGTTGCCGGGGTCAACCTGTGCGGCGGGCGCGGGTTTGTTGGCCTCGGCTTGGCGCTTCATCTCCTCGATCTGAGCATTCTGCGCGGCGAGAGCGTCCTTGCGTTGTTGCTCCATGATGCTGACCTGCTGCTGCTGTGCGGCAGCTTGTGCGGCAGCTTGGTCCTGTGCCTGCTTCTGGGTGGCTTGCTGGTCTCTGGCCTGCTTCTGTGTGGCCATCTGCATTGCAGCCTGCTCGGCTTTGGCTGCTTGCTTTTCCTGCTTGCTTGGCCCTTTCTTTCCGCCTCCTCCGAACCATGCTAAACAGGGTGACAGGATTGGGTTTTCGGAGTGGTCAGTGAGTCGCATCGGGTGTGGAGTTTCGAGGTTTCGTAAATCCGGAGCGGGCGATTCCGCCGACTCCATGCGATGTAGGGAAGTCTATACGGAGCAAAGTTGCAAGGATTATTTTGACTGATACCTCCATAGAGAGTGATCAGCCAGCAGTTCTGACACAACCTGTGGCAGGTGTAGGCGGCATCGCGCCAACCTTCGTCGGGGTCGTGAATGTCCACCGGGCGGGCGAGCATGAAGAAGTCGTGAGTGTTGATGACGACGCCATTCCATGCGGTCAGTTCGACCTCCTCGGCGAAGGATCGCGGCTGCGGGTAGCGTTGGTAAAGGTCGAGGATTTGGAGTTCCAGTTCGCGTTTCATCGGCGGACCTTTCCGAATCCACCGCCTCGGAAGCCTGCCGTGACTCGGATTGCTTCGTGCCTCTCGGCTTTGCGGGGAATCGCGGAGCGGTCGATCACCATCCCACGCTTGATCGCCTGGTGAGAGAGGCTGAATGCATCGGAGTAATGGCTCGACCAATCATGCACCGGCACATCTTTGATGGTCACGCCATCGCGCTCCTCCTTGGAGTGGTAGGCGTCGAGCGCCTCGATGCCGTCCGCGCATCCGGCCTCGTTGACATGAATGCGGGTGAACGCATCGTTGGCGAGGTTGATGCCATCCCATACCGAAACCTGCCGAGGGACGGGAATCACGCCGGTCAGCCCGCTGCGGCCAAGTGCCTCCTGCCAGAGTCCTCCCACTTCGGCAGCGGCGTCATGCGGGATGAAGTGACCGCCGTAGCCATACTGCTTGTCCTTGAGCCTCGCCGCCCAGTCCGCAGGCGTCCTGCACTCGTCGGAGCCGGAGAGCGCCTCCAGATAGTTGATGCGGTCGCCGACCATCTGCCAAATCCACACCTTTTGATTGAGCGGAGCGCCCACATCCCAGCTTGTGTAGGTCGGGAGTTCTTTGAACCAGAGGATGTCATTGCTGATCCGCTTCTCAGCGCGGGCCTTTTCGAGGGATCGCACATAGATCGCGCCGGGGCGACCGATGTTGAAGCTGCACTCGTATTCCTGCGCGTAGGCATTCTCGGTCGTGCCTCGCCGGATGTCCGAGAGTTCCTCCTCCGGGATGATGTTCGATTCGCTCGCCTTGAGCATGAGCGTGAACCAGTCACTGTCCGCGCACGCCCGGTTCCACTGCCTCCAGAAGGAATTCCTGCCCTTCGGCGTGCCAACCCATGTCGCCCAGCCCATGTAGTCGGTGAGCGTTGGCCGGATAACATTGTCCCACGCTGCCGGGTCGAGGTCTGCGGCCTCGTCCATCACGACCCCATCGAGGTAGATGCCTCGCAGGCGCTCGTAGGCTTCGCCGGAGTAGAGCCGGATCGTAGCCTGGTTGTGAAATGTGATCTGCAAATCCGCCTTGTTCACCACCACGCCGGGGATTTGAGAGGTGAATTGGACAAGGTATTTCCACGCGATGTCCTTCGCCTGCTCGCGGGTCGGAGCGAGATAGGCGTAGCGGAGCGGTGGTCCGCTGCGCTTGTGCGTGAAAACCTTTGCGATGAGGTCTTGGATGCAGACGAATGATTTCCCGGCACGGCGGTGCAGGACCATCACGGCCCAGCGTTGGCTGCGCGTGAGGTAGCCTGCCAACTGCGGGCGCGGGACGATGTCGATGTTAAGCGCCACCGATTTTTACATTGATGTCGAACTGCCCGTAGAGGTCCACTTTCTCCGGCTCATTCCATCCCATCGCCTTGGCGAGCATCTCGCCATACTTCGCGCAGGTGGCCGATTCGGGGGGCATTTCCATGAACCGGTCGCGGAGTGTTTCGATGTAGGTCTCGCGTTTGTAGGTGAGTTTCGCCTCGGATTTGGCGCGGAGTTCGTCCACCCGCTTGGTGATTTCAACATTTTTCAACAATCGCTCGCCTCCCTGTCCGGCTCCCTTTTCAGAGTATCCGGCGCGGACATAGGCTTGCGTGATCGACATGCCGCTCGCGTAGGCTTGGCAGAACGCCTCTTGTTTCGGGTTCAGTTTCATTAGCTTGATGGTATCAGTCAAAATTGACCTTGACAAGGTTTCGGTTTCTCCCCCTCATACTCCCCCTGTGGTTGTTCGTCTGAAGGTGATTCTGATGGACATGCCTTCTTGGTTTTTGTGTTGGGCCTTAATTTGACGGAACGAGATTTCAACTGACGCCGGATCGTCGTCCGGAATGAGTCCTCGTCGGCGGATGGCATCGATGAGGAATTTGCAGCCGCCAGCAAAGTTATCAGCATCGAGTGGCTGGCAGGCGATGCGAGTAATGCGGAGTCCAAATGCTGGCTCGTCCGTTGCTTCTCCTTGGACAGAGTAGTCCAATGTTTGCCGAGGACTCGGTTGAGGCTTGGGGTGAGGAATTCCGGGAGCCACAGATTCAGTTCGTGCGAATGATCCGTCTGGTTTTTCAATGTAGCCGAGTTGACTGAGTTGTTCATGCGTCCAGTTCATTAGTTGATATTTTGAGCCAGCGCCTGAGAGCGGAGGTGATTTGATTGGGGTTTTTGTTTTCGTGCCAGCCGAGGCAGTGACTGGCAGTCATCGCGAATTCGGAGGCGATCTCCTTTAGTTCGTCTCGCTCCTTGCGAACGGCGATGAGTTCGGAGAGCAGAAATTGGTTAAGGCGAACCGTTTTGTTGATGCCTTTGCTGGCCGCTTTTGAAATCTCCCGCGCCTCGTCGCGCTCTTGCTCTAGTTTTCGGGCCAGCTCTAGCATCTCCTCTAAATAAATGAGATTGCCGGGGTTCTCTGTCAGTAGGCGCTCATAGAGCGTGTCAGTTTCTGATGTGTTCAAAATAGTTTTGTGATGTTTTTGCGTTTCGCCTCGATTTCCTGCCGCTCCGGGGTTGCCTGCCAAAATCGGTCGCAGGCTTCGCCAATCTGGCGGGAGAGCAGGAGCCACCAGCGGTCCTCCCGGTCGGAGCCGCAGGTCTCTGTGCCTGCGGCCCCTTGGGCGATTTTGCGTCGATTAGAACGATATTTCGTCATCGGTTGGGGTGGCGACGCGTGCTGCGAGGATGCGCTCGTTGAGGGTCGTGAGCCGGTCAGCCGGGAGCGGCTGCGAGGACGAGGCCGGGTTGAGCCATCGCACCTTCAGACGCACCTTGCCGTCCTCTCCCTCCTCGGCCTCGACGGTGATCCGGCACTTCTGGCCGGTGAATGGCGAGTTGCCAGCGTCCAGCGATGGGATGTCCCACTCGCGGCCAAATGCCTCGTCGAGCGTTTCACAGGTCCGCTTGGTTGCCTTCTCGGTCAGCCAGCCCTGCCAGACAATTTCCCGTCCGTGCTGGTCGCTTGCTGGATCATCGATGAGGAGCGGGATGCGGATAAAATCCGTGCCGGTCTTGGTGGTTCCCAGCCACCCGTTGCCGGGGGCTTTTACTTTCGCCGTGTATTTGCCGGGTGCGGATACATAGCGTTCTTGTTTGTCTGCGAGTTCGTGTGTTGTCATTTTTCTGTGTTGATGATGTTTGTGAACTCCGATAACCGCCGGAGGATCGGCTCGCCCCTGTCGGACGAGAGCATTTTGCGTAAATCGCCCTTGGCGGCATTAGCCGTCCAAATGATGGGCAGTTCGTGGGAGGATCGGTGTTCCAGCAGGTCGAAGAGTTCCAACTCGCTACGCTCGGTCATCTTCTGCTTGCCGAGGTCATCGAGCAGCAGCACCTTCGTCCGGCGGCAGCGGGCGAGCGTGTCCTCGGCCATGGCCTTCGCCTGGTTGTTGTCGTGCCACTGGTCCGCGCAGGCTTTCGCAAATCCCGTGGCGGTGATGCCGTAGACGCGCAGCCCGCTCATGTGCAGACGCTTGAGCAGTATCCACGCCGCCCGTGTCTTGCCGCAACCCGCAGGCCCGATGAGACCGATCCCAACCGGATTATACTGCCATGCCTCGCATTCGCGCAGGAAGGCCGCTGGGATGCGTTCGGGATCGCTTTGGCGGTAGAGCGGTGGACAGATGGCATTGAACGCCGCCTGCCGCCTCTCCTGCTCCTCCGTGGCCTGCTCCTGTTGGAGCTTCTCGATGCGTTTGACATCGCAGTCGTCGCACAGGATTTTGACGTTTTGGAAAATCCGAAGCAAATCCCCGCCCGGAACCGGCACCGAGTTCCAGCAAGACTCGCTCGCGCAGCATTGGACCGTGGCTACCATTGCTCGACCTCCTCGACCTTGGCAGGCGCGAGCGCCGGTTCCACTTTGTTGAGCCAGTTGATGACAAACTGCCTCGTCTTCTTGCGACCGGGGCGAGCGAGAAGCCACGCATCCATCTTGCGGGACTCGGCCTCGACATCGATGTTGGGGTAGTGCCGCCGCATCTCAGACCAGAACTCCTCATCGAGCAGGTAGGTTTTTTTCGGAGCGCCTACTTCTTCGTTAGAAGAAGTATTAGTAGATGTAGACTGAAGAAGAAGAGTTGCCTTTTGGTTGGAACCATTTGGCAAGCACCCTACCAAGGGTGGTTGAAGGGTGGTTGAACCACCCTTGAGGTTTTGCCTCTTTTCAGCCGATTTCCTGCCACCTTCGCGGCTTTTTTCAGCCCAAGCATCCTGCTTGTCCCTTTCACGCTCCAGCCGGTCATGCACCAGTGAAGCAGAATCGCAGGGGTGCGGTTGGAACATGGTTGCAAGGGTGGTTGCAAGGGTGGTTGAAGCACCCTTGCCGATGAGGCGGGCGATCTTGTCTGGATCGGATGGGATGGAACCGTGCTGCCAGCAGGACGCCAGCAAGCGCAGATACGCGCCCTCCTCCTCCAGTGTCAGCAGGGAAACCCGCTGCGACCCCAACCAATCCCCGGGATAGAATTGAAACGCAGGGCGCTTAGTCATTTTCCACCTCCAAGAATTCTCCATGCGAGCGCAGCCACTGCTGGAACTTGTGAATTCCCAATGGAACGAGATCGGTCCACCCAAGTGGAAATATCATGTGGTGTTCCAACCATGTTAGGCTCATTTGCTTGCCAGCCAGATGCCCATACATTTCTGGATTCGTAGCTGGCAACTCGTCCAAATTGCCCATCGGCTTGGAACGGTTCCACCACTTCCGATACTTCCACATCCTTGCCAAAGGAGTTCCCAACAATCCAAAGCCTCTCCCTTTTATGCCTTGCTCCAATATGGTTTGCGCCCAACACTCCCCACCTCGCATCATACCCCAGTTGGGAAAGGTCTCCAAGGACTCGCCCAAGTCCTCGAAGAGCAAGCATTGGGCTGTTCTCCATGAACGCGAATTTCGGTCGTATTTCGCCAATGATTCGGGCCATTTCTGACCAAAGCCCGCTTCGTTCGCCTTCAATCCCAGCCCCCCCCCCAGCGATTGAGATGTCTTGGCAAGGGAAACCCCCGCAGACGACATCGACCTTTCCCCTCCACGGAGTTCCGTCGAAGGTGGTGACATTATCCCAGATTGGGAACTTTGGCAGGATTCCGTCCCGCTGCCTTTGCAACAGGACTTTCCGGCAATAAGGTTCAATCTCGACAGCACACACTGGGGTATGTCCGAGAAGGATGCCGCCGAGGATTCCTCCCCCTGCTCCAGCAAATAGGTGTAGCTCATTCATGCCGCCCCCCTATAAACGGCCAGCACCCGTGCGTGAGCCTGCGCCCGCTTCGCCTTGCGGTAGCAGAGGTGACTGATCACCCCTGCCCGCACTGCTGCCGAGAATCTCGCCCCCATCGCGTTCGGGTGCGGCGGTTCGGGAATCCATGGCCGGACATCCTCCGCAGTGAATTCGGCTCCGTTCCGAGCGAGCCATGAGATGACCCCATCGCAGGTCGCCTTCCAATCCTCCGAGGTGTTGGCATCCACCGCGAGGATGCCCCGGTCGCGTAGTTCCTCGCCGGTCATTTGCTCTCCTTCTGGGTCTCCACGACCCACCCGTTCCGTTTGCACTTGTCGCAGCGCCCGTAGAGTTCCTGCGGGGCTTTGCCATTTCGGCACTTGTCACACACCCATTTCATTTCGCGGCCCTCGCTTTCTTCTTGTCCACGACGAGCTTCACGATCTCCTTGCCCACGATGGCCTTCGACTCCTGCACCGGCACGCCCATCTTCGCGCACCATTCGCGGAACTTCGTGCCGGTCATCTTCCCGCCGCAGTTGGCGACGAGATCATCGAGGCCGCTCTTGCCGGTCACCGCAGCCGAGACGATGGCGATCCGGTCGAAATGCTCGCGACCAGCCTCCGTCTGGAGCTTCCACCCCGGCACGACCGCATGAGCATGCAACATCAGCGCCTTGGCTTTGATTTTGAGATCATCGACGAAATCCTCAAAAATGGCGTTCGTTGTTAAGAACGCGCCCAGCCTCTCCGGGTCTGCCAGCAAGCCAGCCTTCAGCGCCTCCAGCGAGACACCAGTCGGTTGGGATTCCACCACCGCCAGCGTTTCAACCACAGGAACGACAAGCTGTTGGCATGTGTTTTTCTTCACACACCATGAGCAATATTCATTATAGCAGGGCTGGCGGTCTGGATCGGTCGCCGAATCCACGATCCCCTTCACCCACGCATCGGCCTCCTCGTAGGTGTAGCGGTAGTGGACGGCTTCCTTTTGGTCGCAGAAAAGCAGCACACACTCCCACTCTTTCGCGAATGTGCGGTCCATGTTGCCGAGCGCATAAGCCGCCTGTTGTTTGTGATACGAGCGTAATTGTCCCGACTTGAGGTCCATGCTCAAGGATTTTGCCTCCACTCGCGAATCCTCAGTCCCAACATGCGAGAGGTGCGGAGTCACCACCTTGAGAAACGCCTCGTCGGCGACAATCTCATGCCCCTCGGCCAATTCCTTGGCCGTTGTGACCGCCCACATCACCGAGTCCTGCTCGCTGGCTGTGAGCGCCAAGAACGCTTGGTGGTCTCCCATGAGCAGACCCCGGAAGGCCCGGTCCATCCGGTTCCCTCTCTCTGCCGCAGGGCCAGAGACGGGGTTGGATGTAAAACACGGACACAGGTCCAGCTTGTCGAGAGCGGAATGTCTGATCGTCGCGCTCATTATTTGACCTCCCATGGCGGCGGCGTGAATGTGGCCCAGTGCAAGATCGTCTCCAGCACCGCCTCGCCAGAGACAAATCTCCAGCCGGACTCGTCGAGATATCCTGTCTCAATCTGACTGTCGCCAAAATGCAGCAGCACGATTATGTCTCTCGGCGGTTCCTCCGAATTGAGGCTCATTGGAACCCAGTAGTTCGTCGTCGCGCCCATTATGCGACCTCCAATAAAACGGTTTCAAGGAAGCGAGGAGTCGCCGAGAGGATGCGGTTGCGGTAGCCCTCATCCGCGATGTCGCGGAAGGTCTGCCCCTCGGCGATCTGGCCTTTGGCAACGAGGAAGGTGTTGACCTTTGCCTCATGCTCGAAAATCCGCTTCTCCAGCGTCGTCGCCCACTCTGGTTCTGCGGTATCATTTGATACCACCTCGGCGGGAATCGTCTGCTCCGTCTCGCGCACCGCAATCACCGTCTCCCCGTCCACCTTTTCAAGCGTGATGTTTGGAGCGATCACTTCGATCACCTCGGCCTTCGGAGTTACCGACCGCACAGCCCGTGGCGCGTCGAATTCGCCGACCTCCTCCGGGGTATACATCCCATTGAGAACCGCCGGGAAGGTCGCACGGACCCCTTCCGAGATCACCCGCGCCCGCAGCATCTGCCGAGGGTAGCTTTTCCAATTGTCCTTGCCTCCCAACCCTGCCGCCTTCGCCCGTGCCATGTCCCAGTCGATCCGGAGCGATCCGCCCGCAGGGTGCGTGAAGGTCGCCGCGACCTTCTCGTTCGTGTGGTCGTGCCACTCGACACGCCCGCCGCTCTGCTGGAATCTTGCCAGCATCGAGTCCGCCTTCAGCGAGGCGCGGCCTTGGATAATGTGGTAATCAGAGGCCACCGATCCGGGGTGACGCCCTTCGGCGGTCGCCACGATCATCAGCGCCAATGCCTGATCTGGTGTCTTCATGCCAAAGAGACCGCTTTTCACGATGGCGTTTGCCATCACCTGCATGTCGCCGAGGGCGACTTGTGTGTTGACTTGTGTAGTCAGTTGTGTGTTACTCATTTTGTTGTTACTACTTCTTGTGGTTTTGACTTGGCCCCTTCGGTTGCACCCGTTGGGGCCGCTTTCTTGTGGTGAGGACGATCAGTCCTCGAAATCTTCAAATTCTTGCCAGCGGGCCTCGCGCTCCCTGCGGCGGTCGGAATAGCGGCGAAACCGCTCCAGAATGTTCCGCTGTCCCAGCCGGTAGCTCGCATAGCAGGAGCCGAGCGTCAGAACGGCGAGAGCGATGGCGAGTTCCGCGCTCACTTGGCCACCCCCCATGTGATTGCCAACAGCACCGCCAGTGGACCCAAAGCTTTGATTGCCTCCCAGCACGACTGCAAAAGCCAAAGGATTTCTTGATGGCTCATAGTCCCGCCCTTCGGGTGTTGAGCGATGCACGGCGCTTGTCTGCCCACCACTTCTCCAGCGAAGGCCGAAGGATGCGCCATCCGCCACGGTCGCCACGCGGCTTCTCAGCGGTGAACATTCCCTTGTTGCAAAATTGCCGGATCGTCCACGGCGCGTAGCCTGTCATTGCCGCCGCCTCCTCCACCGTCATAAGAAGATTCGCGCTCATGCCGCCTTCCTCGCTTTCTTAGTGGGAGTTTTCTGCGCCTTATTGGCGGGGGTGTCTGACACCCTGTCCAAAAAAATAGTCGCCGCTTCCCTCATAATAAAAGCCAGAGACCGGCGCTCAGTTTTAGCGATCTCCGCCAGTTGATCCCTCATGGCGCGTTCAATTGGAAAGGTGATTTTTGTCATCGTGGTTTTTTTGTTTTTGTTTTGTTTTTTTCCTTCATGTAGGAGTCACACATCAGTTTCATGGCCGCGACACGGTCAATGCCATGCTCCTTTGCAAACTCCTCAATTCTTGCCAGCAAGGTGTCCTCTATAGGCACCGTTACCCGGACTTTGTTTGCTGCTCGTTTGTCAGGCATGGAAGAACATTAAGGCTGGTGTCTGACACCCGCCAAGCATTTTTTTTATTTTTTTTCAATAAGGTGAAACCCTACCCGATAAAAACACTTGACACGCCCATTGGCAAAGACTCCGCAGGCCGAAATAAATTTTCACCCGCTTAAACAGACGCTCTGCGGGCGAGGAGACTTTATCACTCACGCCAAACCGCACCACCTAACCCGCCCGCCAACCCGCATGAATGCTAGCTACACTGCGTTTTCAGTTTTACTTTGGTTTGCTTCCAAATGTCGTTTTGCCCATCGGATATTATTGCAAGCCTCAAGCCAAAAATTTCCAATCGGATAAAGGGCTAGTAACGCCAAATACGGTTCCCAAAAAACGCCCATCAACAAAAAAACCACAGCAGCGGTTCCAATCATGTGTGGGTGTTCAGACGCCATCGGCATGGCGATGTCTTTAATTTCTTTTTCGGGTATATTCATCGTTTCACCTTTTTCGCTCGGTTCTCCAGCACCCGCGCAATCACCTTCTCGCGGTTCCGTTGATACCAATCCGCCTTCCGATCCTTCTCCGCCTCTTTGAATTTTTCGTCCGTGCGGTAGCGATCCGCATACTGCTTCGCCATGAATTTCCGCTGCCTTTTTTTGTTCGCGTAAGGCATAGGTCAAATCCTCCAGAACGCCTTCCAATCGGCCCGAACGGCAGGAACCGCATAGACTCGCTGCACCATCGCAGGCGAGGTGTGGCCCATCTGGTAAGCGGTCAATCCGGCGTTGCCGCAGCGACCGAGATGGTAAGTCGCGAACGAATGCCGAAGCGCATTCTCTGGCCAGCCCTCCCAGCCAATCCCAAGCGCCACACGCCGCCGAGCCTCATGCAACGCCTCCAGTGAACCCGTCACAATCATCCCTTTCTTCCCATTGAAAAACTCCCGCCGCTTCACCAGCGGCTCGGTCATATCCACGACCCGCTCCAGCATTCCCGTGGTCTGTTTCGAGACCTCGGGCCGAATATGGATTTGTTTCGATTTGAAATCCACATCCTCCCAATTCATCCGCGCCACCTCAATCGTCCGCAGTCCCGCGAAGCCGCCAAGCAAGAGCAACGCCCGAACCTCGTCCGGCATCGTCTCCTTCAAAAGTTCTTTCATTTGCGAAGCCGTCAAAATGTTCCGCGCCGGTGTCGCCTTCGGACTCCGCATCCCCTCGACCGGCGACCGCTCAATGAACCTCATCCGAGTCGCCCACCGGAAAAACATCCGCGCATAACGGAACCACATCGCCCTGGTGGTCGGCGACTGTGAGGTCTGGTTGATCCACCGAGTCAGCGCCACCGGCTCAATGGCAGACAACGGACCCGACCACTTGGAGTTCAGTTCCCGGCACAGCATCTCGACCTTCGCGAAATGCGATTTCGATTTGCTCTCGTTCTCTGCCGCAAACATCCGGGTCGCCACCGCCACCGACATGCCGCCCTCCTCGCTCCGAACGCCCTCGCGCCCCTTCTCGCGCAAAACATCGACCAACCTCGCCCCCTCCGAATGCGCCTCCAACTCCGTCTCGAAAAAAAGCCGCTTCCGATCCCCGAAATGGGACGCCTTCAAATCCAGCACCCATCGATTTCGCGCATCTTCAAACCGCACCGCATAAGGATTGTGTTTCATTCTGTTGGTTGGTGTTTTTGTAGTCAGTGCCAACTAGTGCCAAAAACATCCCCTCAAAAGCAAAATGACGCAACAGAAAAAAACACGAAGCAAAACACAGGGGAGGGCGGGAGACCCGCATGGGAAAAGGCTCCAGAGGCTCTATTGGAGGAGCGGAAGGGGCGGGATTCGAACCCGCGGTAGCTTGCGCTACGTTCGATTTCGAGTCGAAAAACTACTGCTGACTACGAACGATTTACGGAAGGAGTGCCAGAAAGTGCCAAGACAGGCCGGATTCTGATGAAATTCCGAGCGATTGTCTTCTGGCGGGCTTTGCGCCAGACTCCGTCGCCGGATTCGGAATCGCGGTCGCCTCGGCCATTGGTGTTTCCCTCGATGGTGATGATCTGGTGGCCGGAATCGGATTCGACGATTCCGACATGGCTGAAATCGAAGACGACGATGTCGCCGGGGCGAGCGAGTTCGCGTTCGTGAAGG